AAATAACGAACCCTTACGGAATGACCAGCCGACCTGTGCTTATGACGGCTACCCGCTGGGCACGAGATTAATTTTAAAATATCAGGATAAGACCGCCGAATGCGTGATTACCGATAGAATTGGGCGACCGGATAGAATAGATTTACTGCCTGTCGTGTTTTCAAAATTAGCACCATTAGAAAAAGGGATTATAAGAGTTGAGTTAGTTTTTTGACCCCAGCAGGTAAATCGCCAAAGTGGAGACAAACGTAAACACGTTGAAACTTTAAGCGAAGGGTCGCTCCCTAAATGACAAAAACTTCTGGAAGTTATCTGCTGGCGTGAGAACGCTAAAAGTGGAGATAATAAAATAATACCCAAAAAAATAAAAGTATGAAAGAAAGAAAACTGGAAAAACTTAAGGTTATTTGCAGGTATTGCAATGGAACTGGAAAAAGAGAAATAACGAGATTTAAAAAGTCATTTTTTCACACGGATAAAGAAAGGAAAAAAGCTTTTGACCTTTTTAAGAGGGGATTGTCTTTGCGAGCCATCGGTAAAAAAATAGGCATAAAACATCCGCAAACTGTTCATTGGTTGATTAAAGTTTATTTGAAGAATTTTAAAAATGCCAATAGATTATAAAAAATATCCGAAAAATTGGAAAGAAATAAGAACAAAAATTTTACAGAGAGCAGAGAACTGCTGCGAATTATGTTCGGCCAAGAATTACGAACCGCATTGGAAAACAAAGAGCAAGGTCGTTCTAACCGTTCATCATATCAATTTTGATATTACCGATAACCGAATGTGCAACTTATTGGCTCTTTGCCAGCGTTGCCATAATAAGTTAGATATTGGTCAGCGAATTAAAAATCGGGAAATAAAAAGTGGAAAACGGAAACTTTTTTAATCTTAAATAATCCTTAACCCCCGCCAAATGCGAGGCGGGAAAAAGACTATGGAAAAAGAAATAAAACAATTTATTGAATTAACAAAAAATAATCTTGAGAATAATAAAGAATGTGGCGGTTGGTGTATAAGATGTGCTCTGTCTAATGTTTTAGATGAATTTGATGAAACTAACGGTGGAATTTCTGATGCTGAAGCAATAAGACAAGTTTTGTTAAATGATATTAAAGCAGTTTCAAAAATGGATTTTTTGTTGGAAAAAACAAGAAATTATTTAAAAAAGTTTGATGAAGAAATGGTTTTCAAAACTAAAAAATTAGCGTTAAATTTTTTAAATAAAGCGTTAAAATGACCCCCTACCACATTCCCTTGACAAGTTATTTAAAATAGAATATCATTAAAATAATGAAATATATTCCCGTCAATTTTATGAGGATTGGCGATTTGGTTTTGAGCACCGAATAGTTTTCGGTGTTTTTTTGTTATGGTTAAACTTTATGAAAAAAATCCAAAGAAACATCCCGACATTCAATTAAAACAAATTGCGAGTTCCTTAAAAGAATTTGGCTGGCGGCAGCCGATAGTAATTGATAAAAACGAAACGATAATTGTCGGGCACGGCCGGTGGCTGGCTTATCAGAAATATCCCGGCGGTAGCACTTTAATTGCTTGCGAGAAAATAAATAGGATATGTTATGGTATGGAAATTGACGAGCATTATTGCGATATTATACTGAAAAGATGGGAGGATTACACAAATGGAAAAGCCAGAAAAATCAACTAAAAAAAAATGAAAACGCAATAGAAACTGCTTTCGGTTTTTTAATTTATGTTTTTTAAATTACAAAAAGATTTTCCATATTTAGAAGAATATCGCCAGAAATTTGAAATTGACGAACAGACAATTTTTGCTTATGACGGTCAGATTTATAGCAATGAGCCGTTGCCGCCTGATTTATTGATTCATGAGGAAGTCCATTTGAAACAGCAATCTATTTTAGGCGCGGATAAATGGGTTAAAAAATATCTTGAAGACGAGCAATTCAGGTTGACTCAAGAAATAGAAGCATTTTGGGCGCAGATAAATCATTTTAAAGACAGAAATCAAAAAGCGAAAAGTAGAATTTTATGTGCCAGAGTTTTGTCGGGAAATATGTATGGGAATTTAATAAGTTTCGAGGAGGCGATGAAGATTTTATGGAAAAGCCAAAAAACTTAACTAAAAAAAAACTGAAAATGCCGCAAATACGGACAAATACGGAAAAACACGAGATGAAAAGGGCAGATTTACAGAAGATAATCCTGGTAAGCCAAAAGGCGCGTTTTCATTATTAGCCATTTTAAAAAAAGAATTACAAAACATCCCCCCCGAATACAAAGGCAAAGAACGCAAACAATACGCCGAGTTATTGGTTAAGAAACAATTACATAAGGCCATAGTAGAAGGTGATGACGCGTCTATTCGGTTGATATGGAATTATATTGAAGGAATGCCCAAAGAATCAACGGAATTAAGCGGATTAGTTGAAATTTTGCAGATAACGGGAATGGAAATTAAAAAAGGATGAAGATAGAATTTAAGACAAAAATAGATAAACAGATTAAGGCCGCCGCATATTGGATTGATAATACGACCGAAGAACTTTTATACGGCGGGGCCAAGGGTGGAGGAAAAAGTTATCTGGGTGCTTCGTTAATTTTCGGCGACGCTTTGATTTATCCCGAAACGCATTATTTTATCGCCCGACAGGAATTGACCGATTTGAGAAAATTTACCATCCCGACAATACAGGAGGTCTTTAAAAATTGGGGATTGAAACTTATTAATTATGTTTCTTTCAATGGCCAAGATAATATTTATACTTTTTACAATAAATCAAAAGTTTTTTTGATAGCCTGTAAAGAAGTGCCGTCTGATGAACTTTTTGAGCGTTTTGGTTCAATGCAGATGACGCGGGGCTGGATAGAAGAAGGCGGCGAGGTTTCGGAAGCCGCCAAGTCCAATTTATGGTTGTCTATCGGGCGGTGGAAAAATGATAAGTATCATCTTAAAAAGAAACTGCTGATTACCGCCAATCCCAAAAAGGGCTGGATGAAAAGAGATTTTGTTGATTTATTCCAGCAAGGAACATTGCCTGCAAGCAGAAAATATATTCAGGCGTTTGCCACGGATAATAAATATCTGCCTTTGGATTACATTCAGTCCTTAAAAAATGAAAAAGATAAAATCCGCCGGCAGAGACTTTGGGAAGGCAACTGGGATTACGACGAAGACGACGATTCGCTGATTACTTATGACGCTTTATCCGACGCTTTTACCAACACGATAATCAAAGATAATCAAAAATATCTGATTGTTGACGTGGCCAGGTTGGGCCACGATTCAACGACTTTCAACTTTTGGGACGGATTGGAACTTTATCGGATAGAGAAATTTCAAAGACAGGATACGGAAAAAACTAAACAACAAACCAAGGACTTTGCCGCGACCAACCAGATACCTTATTCAAACATTATGGTTGACGAGGACGGCATCGGCGGGGCAATAGTTGACGGAATGAAAGGCATACGAGGTTTTGTGGCTAATTCTATTCCCTTGCCGACAGCTAACCAAATCAGAATTAGGCAGGCAAAAATTGAAAGCGATTTTATTCCCAAGACTAATTTTAGAAATCTGAAATCCCAATGCGCTTGGAAACTGGCTGAATTGATAAATGAACATAAGCTCACTTTCAAAGTGCCGGAATATCGGGAAACAATCATTGAGGAATTATCGGCGCTATTAAGAAAAAAAAGAGTTGACGAAGACAAAAAAATGGAACTTCGGTCAAAAGATGATGTCAAAGAAGAAATCCAGCGGAGTCCCGATATAGGAGACCCATTGATTTACAGGGCTTGGTTTGAACTTAAAAAAGAAGCGCTGGATGAAGACCCTGTTAAAACGCTCTTACTTGGTCGGCAAATGCAGGCCCAATTCAACAAAACAGAAAGCGAGCAAAAATTAAACTCAAATAAATAAATCGGTGGACAATAATGTCTAAAAAATTGTTTATCAGCACAATAATTTTCGGGGTTATTTTAATCGCTTATGGGGCTTATATAGATTTTCGTTTGTCTCAAATAGCCCAGGCATTGGAGACTAATCAATTTATCGAATATACGGGCGATGTTATCGGCACCAAAAACGGCACAACCACTACGGCGGAAGGATTTTACGGCAATCATACGGGCTCTTCATCGTATATTTCCAAAATTGGCAGTGCCAATACCGCCGTTTACGCTTTTTGGGTTAAGAATGCTTCGTCTTCGGCGGACATTCGGTTCTCAATTTTAGCGTCCAATGACGATTTTTGCGAGACGGCTACTACTTCAAGCGGAGTAGGTTATGATGTAGTGACTATGAGCCAAATAAAATGGTTTGATGCGGCGCCGTTTCTTGATATGCACGCCGCGCAAAGTTTAACCAATGGCACTTCCACATTTAATTGGAATACCAGTGATGGCGCGGGAAGTGGTCGGACTCTTTTATTGACTAAATTAGTGGCTCAATGTTTACGGTTGGATGTTAATGCTTCGTCAACGGAATTAAGGGCGGAAATTAGAGGTAGATAATTCGGTGGCGTTAGATGGAATATAAAAATATCTGCGAGCTTGTCCGAAAAATTGAATCGGACGACGCTTATGAAATAACGCATTCAAAATATGTTCAGTTGTCAATGCGTGAAGATATAGAAAAAACCGACGCTTATTTGAATTCCAAACATACAAGCGGCGAGACGGATTCTCTTGGCAGAGAGAAGCCGTTTTTAAATATTTCAATCGCCGCTCGCAATATCTGGTATCGGGCGACTGATATTGACCGAAAAAATATCAAATTTAGAGCGACCAAACAAAAACATCAGATATTGGCTTTTATCGCTACTTTGCTTTTAAGCGATTGGATGAAAAAATCCGTCTTTGGGCAATACTTAAACGATTGGGGATTGGTTTTGGCCACTTATGGCTCGGCCATTTCCAAATTTGTGGAAAAAGACGAAAAACTTAATTGTGAAGTATCTTCTTGGAACAGAATGTTGGTTGACCCGATTGACTTTGAAAATAATCCAAAAATAGAAAAATTATGGCTGACTCCGTCTCAATTAAAAAAAAATAAATCCTATGACCAGAAACTGGTTAAAAAGCTTTTGGATACCCAACAATCGCGTGACACAATAGACAAGCAATCAAAGGATAATCGGCCAAACTATATTTTGCTTTATGAGATCAGTGGCGAATTGCCTCTTTATTTTCTGACGGATAAAGAAAAGGATTTAAAGAAATACGCCGAACAAAGGCATATAGTATCTTTTTTCCAGAAAAAAGACAGCAAAAAAGGTGAATTTGAAGATTATACTTTATATAAAGGCAAAGCTGACGAGGTTTATGATATTGCTCATCTTATTAAACAGGACGGCTATACTTTTTCGGGCGGAGCGGTTAAAAATCTTTTTGAGAATCAATGGATGGTCAATCATACGGTCAAGACTATCAAAGACTTATTAGATCTTTCTTCAATGATTTTTTTCCAAACTTCCGACTCACTTTTTCTGGGACGAAACGCTTCAATTTCTTTTGAGCAAGGGGCGATTTTAATCACTCAGCCGAATCAGCCCTTAACTCAATTAAATAATAAAGCCGATACCACCCCTTTGCATAATCAAGTCGC